ACGCCAGCTTGCCTCATCAATGTTGGATTCGTCGTGAATCCAGTGATCATAAAATCTTTAGCAGCTTCGATAATACCATCCATAGCAGCGCCGTCGGCGTATAATTTAATCATATTTTGGCTCCATAAAAGCATCAATAGCGTAGATAAGTTTCGCGGCATCAACCACGTCTGCAACTATGTAGTCGGGTTGAGATTCTTTGTATTCGTAGGGATAAGTGTATTCTTCACCGACGAAAATTGTGCCGAGTTTACTCTTTTCTCCAGCAACAATATCTTTCCAACGGTCACCAATTATATAGGAGCTCCCGCGATCGATGTCGTATTTCTTGACGAGAGTTTCTATCATACCGTTGTTTGGCTTATACCAAGCAGAACCTCTTTCATATGCAACTAGAACTTCGTCAACTCTAAGCCATGCATAGAGTAAACGAGACATAAGGTCGAGGTGACTTTGAGGTAACATTCCGTCGTATACATCTGGTTGATTGGTTACAACAAATGTATGATAGCCTAGTTTTTTGACTAAGTCAACTGCTTCTTTAGCGCCATCGATGAATTGAAACTCGTTGATATCCCAAGGAGCGGTAGACCCCTCAGTTCGTTCGACAAGGTGATTCAAAACACCATCCCTGTCGAAAAAAACAGCTTTGTTTACCATTTGGTCGAGTTGATTTGAAGCTTTGGATGGGAAACTAAACAGTGCCATACTACAGCCTGAAATGCTTCAGAGTGAGGGGTAACACGTTCTGGGAACAACGGTGGGACAACGACACAAACATCTGAGTTGTTAGCTGTATAACCGTTTGGCTTACCAACAATACCGACAACAGTAGCGTCAACTGACTTAGCTAGCTTGATCGCTTTGATCAACCCAACGGAAACATTACGCTCTTCGTCGCCACCGCCAACAGAAAGGATAAAGATAGTGTCCTTATAGCTTAGTCGGCTGACTTTGAGATACTCGACAAATACGGTGTCAAAACCTTCATCGTTTGTGCGAGCAGTAACTTCTGATGCGTTATCAGTTGGTGCGTAAGCTTCGATTCCGCAGAGTTTGCGGAGGTCGTTAACCATGTGTGAGGCATTGCCAGCACTACCACCAACTCCAAGGATGAAGACACGACCTTCGTTGAAATCTCTAGTATTTGCGAGGGTCGAAGCAAGACGTTCTACTCCATTTCTATCGAGTTGTTCTGCAATTTCTACAACTTCATTAAAAAACTGATCGCTAAAACTCATCTTAAAATTCTCTCCCTCAATTCACTTGAGCTATAACAATGATGTCTGCCAGTGAACACAACTTTGATACCGCGCTCTTTCATTATGTCCTGACCAGTTATATAGTCATTGATATGATCAGCACCGACAAATCTAATATTCATGTCGAGAATACCCATCATATTTTCGAGGTCAAGTTCGGTATCGTAAGGAATAATATTATCGACATCCCTACAAGAAGCTAGCTGATAATATCTTTCGAAAACAGATTGAACCGGACTGTTTTTCTCCTGTCTATCTTTTGATGGATCGGTGTGAAGACCTACTAAAAGGTAATCACACTGCTGCTTTGCTTCTTTTAACATAGCGAGATGACCTGTGTGCAACAGGTCAAACGCGCCACATGTAAAACCTATGATCAACGAGAAGCCTCTGTTGCTTTAGAGTTTAGATAATTCATGATGTTCTTAGGGTCAGTTTCGCCGTAAGGGTCCTCTTCAGCGTCGTTCTTGAAACCAGGCTCTTCGAACCAAGCTTCGATAACGCCGTTATTCACAACAGCAGCGTAACGCCAGCTACGATCGCCGAAACCAAGGTTGAACTTGCTTACGAGCATTCCCATCTTACTAGTGAAAGAACCGTTTCCGTCAGGGATCATCTTCACAGATCTAGTGCCCTGCGAATTAGCCCAAGCATTCATAACGAAAGCATCATTTACAGAGATACAATAGATGTCTTCGATACCGTGAAGTTCCTTAAACTGTTCGAACATGAAGTCGAAGCTAGGAAGCTGGTACGTGTCACAAGTTGGCGTGAAAGCGCCAGGAAGCGAGAAAATAATAACTCTCTTACCTCCAAACAAATCGTAGCTATTTACGTCCTGCCAACGATAAGGATTAGCCCCACCAACGTTTTCGTCACGAACACGTGTCTTGAACGTCACAGCGGGTATAATTTTTCCGACTCTATTAGTCTTATGCTTTTCGTTTTCTAATTCAATCCATTCGTCAAAATTTTGCATAATAATCTCCTTTAGGCTTGACGTGTTAGATAGTTAGGACGGATATACTTTGCGCCAAAGAAATCTTTGACGAGCTTGATGACAACTTGATCGTCGTATTCCTTGCAAGAGAACACGTCGAGATACATAGCGTTGCCACCCATTCCGTCATCGGGAACAAAGTGAGCGCAGATGTTTGACGTTTCGATAAGCTGGACAAGAGTGTAGCCAGCCTTGTTGCCAGAACCAAAGTTTACAATCTGCGGTTCGCCGTAAGCAACCATGTCAATGTCAGCAACAAGACGCTTCACGAAGTTGTAGATAGTATTTTCGCTAGTGATACACGCATGATCAAGTTCAGCGCAATCAAGCATTAGATGAAAACCCCAGTATGCCATACTATTCCCCTTTCAAAGATTTTGATTTGTGGATGAAACCCAGTTTCTGTTTTTCTGGCCATTCCTTGAGATAACCGTTATCTTCGTCGAAGAGGCGCAGGTATTCTTCTTTAGTGATTATTCTATTTGAAATGTCGAACTCGCCAAGGTGGCGTTGACTCATTTCTTCTACTGTTCCCGACTCGAGAATAACATCCTCGACCGCCCAAGTGTTGTCAGCGCCTTCAGGAATTTCAACGACATAACGATGAAGAAACTGCGAGATAGTTTCAACCAAAACCAACTTTGACATTTTTAGTATCCGTCAATTTCCTGAACATATTCAACCGAATCAACACGGAAAGAACGCCAGCCGCCGACATGCACGTCCCAGCAGACGATGATGTCTTTGTTTTCTTTCTTTTTGTGCTGTTCGTCTAGGTGGTTCATATCCATAGGAACCTTTACATACCTAGGATCTAAACTACAACGCATTACGCGCTTTTCGCCGTTTACCTTAGTAAACGTAACTTCAACCACTGCTTGCTTAAGATCTTTAAGCAGCACATCACGTTCATATCTTGGCATTGTTCACCTATTCATTCAGAAGCTGTTGCGTGTTATTTAGCTGTTCGTTTAACTTTTCTGCGAGTTGAGTATAACCGCCGATATAGAATCCGTCAACTACTACAACGGGGAACGACTTAGCGGTTGGGTACATTTCGAGGAGGTGTTCGCGAGTAAAATCGCGATTCAAAATTTTTTCTTCGAAACTAATGTTGTTGGTTCGAAGAACGTTCTTCGCTTTCGAACAATAAGGGCAATCTGGCTTCGACCAGATAACTACGTTACCAATCATGACAAACGGATCTCCCAGTAAGCATCAACGTCAAGAGGGTTCATGGGGTCGTAACCGTTCAAAATCATATCAACCACCACTAGGTCTTCCAGGTACACTTTCATTCGCTTTCACTCCTATATAGATCAGTTTACCTTCTCGGTAAAGTTTGAAGATTGTTCTGCCGTTTTCGAAAATCAACCTAACATCATTATAGCGGCATTTTGACTTTTTGTCAACCATAAAGATGCTCTTTGATTGTCTTTTTTTCTTTCTTTTCAGCGCTTGCTAGAGTGTTCAGTAACTTCTTTTCTTTTTCGTCGGCGTATGGTTCTAAGTCTAAATCTGGCGGTACAATATCAAGGTGTTCGTGATGAACCTTTTTTATATACGGTTTCAAATGATCCTGATATTCGTCCCAACTCAACCCAGCAGCTTCTAAAGCCTTACGTTCGAAATAAGAAGCAAAGTGGTGCGCTTGTTGGTATTTGTAATCGAAAATATCTAATATAGCTTTTTCTGTAAACTCGTGAATACGTAAAAACTTGCTTAGGTCATGCCCTTTCCATTTTGTAGAAAGGTGACGGTCAAAATAAATTTTTTTAGCGTCTTTGGAGTAACCGCAAAGGTAAGGTACATCAAAATTTTTAATGATTGGAATAGAGTCAATTTTCGCTATGCGGGCTTTGAAACGAGGATCATTTTTGATCTTCAATAGCTCCGGCGAATTATCCGAAATAATTTTATGTTTGTGTCCGTATTTAGGCATCTTTATACACTTTTGCGAGGTCCTGTAGTGTATTTATAGTTGAATCGCGCATACAAAGCCCACGGTACTTTTCTTTATTCGTAGACCATTGTTCACCGTCCCACCACTCAAACCCAGCAAAATCTGCTTTATACAAACTGCCTTTTTCGTAGCCTTGACCGATATACAAGTATTGGTCAGTGCAAAATGTAGTAGCGCATTGAATTTCGTACCACACGATATTTTTACCGAGAGATAGTTTCGGGTTGTGATAATTCCAGGCTGTAAACTGACTTTCTATCCCTGGTTTATACATAACAAATTTAGTGAATGCTACAGGCACTTCATTGTCGTAAACGATCAACCAACTGCTGCGGTCGTTATCAGAGTTTACGTCGTACTCAGCTTCAAACCCTTTTTGTTCTGTAAACTGTTTGAATACGGAGGTAATATCAGCTGACTCTTTTTCTGTGATTTGACTTTGCCAAAACCAATGAAATTTTACCGATTCGGGAAGCTTTGGCTTTTTTGTTTTTGCTAGGTATTCGCTGATGTTTATTCTGACTGATCGGCATTGATACCATTCGTCTTCGGCTATCAACCAACCGTTTTCGAGAGCTTCTTTTTCGTTCAAATTTTCTTTATCAAGCTTCAACTTAACGTAATGAAGTTCTTGATTTTCCTGAGATCCGTAAAAATGCTCTTTTCTTATTTTTAACAATTTACCAAGCCGATATTATACCTGCTACGTACAAAATTGATATAGTAGCTTCGATTACAAGGAGAGACCATTTGCGCCATTTCCAGCCCACGATGATCCAAGCGAAGTTGCCGAGTAATCCCATGTATAGGTTCATAGGATAGATGTTAAAAGAAGTCATCGCAACGCCGACAAGAACAACGGCAGTGCCAATCCATTCTACAAATACCACCCAATCATATTTATTCTTATCCATTCCAATGCCTTATCACGCCAGCTACGATGAACAAATTTGTAACGATATAAGAAATGATAATGATGCTCCGGACAATAGCAACTTTGTCCGAAACATCATCGTTGAATTTATCAGCTTTTTCGCCGAGCGCCTTAGCCCAGATTTTCCAAAAATCACGCATTTTTGATATGAAGGCGAGCCAAAGTCGAATTCTTTTCGGGGTCGCCGATAATTTCTACATCATAAAACTGACTAGCCCAGCTGTACCAAACTTCACGACCAACATAATCGTGAATGAAAATTACAGGATTTTTCTTGGTATGCTTGAGCAAGGTCACTAGCGCACAAGTCGCGCGAGCGATACCGTCAATGAAGAAAATATCAGCATCAAACCAACGGTCATCTGGAGGTAGTAGGTAATTGTTAGTCCCGAGAGGATGTTCCTCTAGGAAGTGTCCATAGCCGTGTTCGAAATCAAACTGCTCTGGGATATGATAAAACTTAAACTTGTCGCTAACGTCGCCAAAATGTGCTCTGATAGCTCTTGTAACTCTACTGTACCAAGTTTCGTTATGATCAACGGAGATAAGCTTTTGATCGCCTTCAAGGGATTCCAACCACTTGCAAGTAGAACCGCCACACCCCCATTCGACCATCAAACCGTCGGAAGGCATATTCTTGATTTGATTGACAACATAATCAATTTCATCTTGATTCATTTGAATTTCGCTGAGGATGTTTCCAAAGCTAGCAGGTGTACTCATTTCATTTTCTCCTAGTAAAAATTAACAATTTCATCAGCCACTCCGTACTTGACTGCTTCCTTTGCAGTAAGCCAAACGTCCTCGGCGGGAAGAAGATACTTCTTGATATCTTTTTCGTCCAATCCTGTACAACGCTTGTAATGTTCTACGATTCTTTCATGCGTGTTATTGAACTCTTTAACACGCGCCATAAGTTCGTGATCTTTACCGTAAGACCCCCAACTATATTGATGCGAAAGAATCGCAGTGTTCCTTGTTATATATCTATGACCTTTTTCGCCCGCGATAAACGTCAACAGCCCGCAACTGGCGATTTCACCCAAACCGTAGGTATATATCGGTATCCGAGAACCCTTCATCGTGTCAATCAACGCGAAAGCAGAGGGCACTTCTCCGCCAGGAGAATTTATAATCATCTTGATAAACTTAGGGCGATCTTTCCTCATCAAGTTGCGGGCTATGATAAACTCTATACCGTCAGCAGATGAATCTGGTGTGAAATCTTTATTGAACATCAAATAATGATGGTCTTCGATATTCGGAACCGTGCTAATTTTATCTTCTTTATCTGTCATTATATCTAACTCACGTTTGTTATGATTATGCGAAAGTGCGGTAGCCTACTACTTTTGACGCTGGATAATAACCAACCTGTACGGCATGGTCTGTATTTCCACCAAGAACCTTTACATACTTGATACCCTCAACGTACTCGTATCCCATAAAGAAACCTACATGACCGAACGTTTTACCTTTACCACGGGCAAGAACAACTACGTCGCCCTCTTTAGGGTCATGGGTTACTACGCCCCAGTTCAAAAACGAACGAGCCATTAAGCTGTTTGTAGTTGGCATATTCTCGCGGCGTAGGATAGCGTTAGCAAATGCAGCGCACCAAGGTATACGAGTAGGATCAACGGGGTAACCAAAAGCCCCAGCGAATAAATCCTTCAACTCTTTACGATTGTTTTTAGCTGTTTTGCCTTCCCAAGCTTTAGCCTGAACGACTACTTGATTGTTTTCAGAACAAGAAAACCAAGAACAACTACGGGCAACCTGCTGACGTTTTTGTTCGCGTGTTATTTCTAATGGGCTTGCTATAAGCTTTTGAGCGACTGTTCTTGCTCTGTCTTCTGTAAAATACTCAGCGGAAGTTTGCTGACTCGAAGCCGAGGAAACCGTGACTGGCGCTGTACTACAGCCTTCGCAGCGCAGGAACGGGTTGTGTTCTGCCTTCACGACTACCGCTTTTTTTCTATGCTTATGCTTTTTTACTTTATGAATTTCTGTTGGTTTTGCAGCAACTGTAGAGGGCACACCTATCAAGCCCAAAGCTATTACAGCCGCTAAAATTAATCTGTACATTTTATTTTCTCCTATCAAGAACTTCAATTATAAGTTTCGCGGTACCGCTATGAAAAAAGCCCAAAGCTTGAGCGGCACTACTGGAAACATCAAGTTCTCTTGTTCTAACGAACGGTCCTCTATCGTTTACAACGGCATCTATAGTATTGCCATTTTTCACGTTCGTTAATCTTATCATCGTACCGAAAGGAAGAGTACGATGAGCTACTGAATATTTATTAGGATTAAATTTTTTACCTTGAGCTGTATTTTTACCGTCTTTATACCAAGAAGCTTTACCCTGATACTTATCAGCAGCGATAGCGCTAGTTGATAGTACCAGGGCAAACAAGGTTACTAATAGTTTCACTTCTTTTTGCGGTTGTTGCGCTGTCTGCGCTTCTTTGAACCGATCTTACGGCGACCCTTACGGGGGCGATTCTTATGCGGATGTGCCATTATATACTCCTGTTGAAATTGGTGTGCCGGGAGGGACTCGAACCCCCGATCAGACCGTTATGAGCGGTCGGCTTTAGCCACTAAGCTACCAGCACTTATTGCGAAAGGATTTCTTTCAAACGATCAGCAGCGTAAGATGCTGCAAACGCTTCTGGTTTTACCATCGGCGTGATATTGGTTACGCCACGTACATAACCAATAGCCTGAGTGACTACGCATGAAGAACCATGCATGTAGTCGGGATTGATGTCCAGGTGAACTTCGACATGACGGTCGCCGATTGCTTCCTCAAGATCGAGGTACATCTGAGCCGCACGGTAAACCTCGTTCATCAAACGAAGCGCAGGGCGGTCTTTACGACGATCATAATCGACTTCAGAAGAAACCTGTCCAAACACCTTACAGCCTCTCGAACCGTCATGGTGGACGACGATAGCAACTGTGTAATCTGCCTGCCAAACGCCATCTTTACGACAATAACGTTCGGAATCAGCACCGATATAAACTTTGGTGCTTTCGGAAGTGTTACGGATAAATTCTTTTACTTCTTCTAAATCGAAATGCTTCATACTTCACCTGTTTTTTTTGGTGCCCCAAGTGGGATTCGAACCCACACTGTATGGATTTTAAGTCCACTGCCTCTCACCAGTTGGGCTACAGGGGCAAATGTTTACGGTGTACTTTCACCATAATCCAGCTATTATAATAGCCTATGTCCTCAAGGACGTCAAGCTTGAATTGAAGCTTGGCTTCATGATAATTACACTCGCCTTTGGTTTTGCACAATCTTAGGATTTCCCTCTTGAAGTTGTGCTTACCATATTTTTCGACATCAGCTTGGAGTTCTTTATTTGAACCGTAGTATTCTTTCCAGTCTGACTCGACGAGTGTTCTTTTTTTCCTACCTTTGACTTGCTTTGTTTTAGTACGCTTGAGCAACTTCTTACCGATGTACTGACGGTTGTCGATCAAGTTAGTTATATTATATACGAAACCAAGGTAATCGTCAAGCACATTTGACTCGACGATCACATTATTATACAGCCAGGGATTTTCATAAGACATAGGGGGAACTCCTTCCCCCTACTTATTACTCGCTCCCGTCTTCCTCTTGTTCTTCCTCTTCTTCATCCCATCCATCTGGATCGAATGGAATAGATTCGCCGCAGAAAGGACAAAAGTCCACTCTTTCCATTAGGTCAGACATTACATCAAAGTTTGCGTCACATTCTTCGCAGATAATATCGTACTTTAGCATCGATTACCCCTTACATTGAGCTTTCTTGTCAGCAGCAATCTTAGCAAGATCAGCTGCCAGTGGAGGATTCTTCACGTTCTTAGCATCAGGAACTGGGAAGGTATTGCCAGTTGCCTTTTCAATATCAGCAACAGTTACCTGATACTGTGTGAAGTCGGCTGACAATCCGTCATGATGAGGGAACAAAAAAGCATATGACTTCTTTGTCACGTCATCAATAACAATCTTGAAAAGGAAATCAGGAACTACAACCTTGTCTGCGCCAATGGTCTTAGTACCACCAATGTTACCAGCGTAGATTGTATGAGGATGCTTTGTCTGATAGACCCAAGCACGAGCAGCTGATTCGAGGTTCTTCCATGTGCCACGATTTACAGAAGGTAGCTGTGGTGACATATTAGACATATAGAATGATTCGTGCTCAACCTGATTGTCCCAAGACATATCAGCATCGTTAGCTAAGTGACCCTGATCATAACCAGAACCAGCATAGTCGGATGGCTTGGCGGAACCAGGAAGTGACTGATCAGCAGCAAACGCATTAGTGCGAACAACGCAACCAATAGCATGTTCAGGCGTCAAAGTCCAAGCAACCCAATCAGGAGTTTTTGTCTGTGGGTTGAACGAAAGCAAATAAGCAGCACGACAAACAACAGTGTCACCAGCCTTTACAGTTGGTTCACCATAAGGGATCTGAGCAGCGCATTGTGCAATTGGATGAGGTGCAACCTGGTCAGCTGCTAGAGCTGGGGTTGCTAGAAAAAATAATGAAGTCAGTAAAATTTTATAATTCATGTTGCTGTTCCTGTTGTTGTACAAGTCACTCTTGTTGGGCATTTTGGGTTATAACAAACGTACCCCGTTGCCTTATTTATATCGCCTATACCACAAACACCACAGGCTTGATAAACTACTGTATGTGGTGGCCAAGGATTAGTTGTATTTGGGTAATCTCTTGGCCATTGAATATCCATCGTTTTTGCTGGCTTGGTTGTGTCAGGAACGTAAGTGTTGTCTTTATGAAACTCTTGCTTTGCTGCTTCCCAACCAGCTTTGAAACCAAGTTCATAAGGAGATGGTGGCGCAAACTCTGACATAAATTTAGCACAACGCTCCATAAGCGCATCATACTTATGTTTGTAATCTTCAGTCATCTTTTTTCTCTAAGTTTGGCAAATTTGCATTCATCATCTTTTCAGGATCAATTGTACCAACATACCAATTTTCTAGCTCTTTGTATTTTCTACCATTGATATGTTTAACATACGCTTTCATAGCACGTTCTTCCCAACGCTTTAGATAATAAAACTTTCGAAGTTCGATAGCATCTTCATTTGTACAATATCTCCAATAATTAAAAAGTACCCAAGCCTTAAATCTAAACCATCCATCATATAGCCACTGTTTCATTTATCATTCTCCAATACTTCTTCCGCAACAGCACAAGCATATCTATTTCTAACCATATACGGTATTCTTTCAGAGTCGAGCATTACAATAATATCACGCAACGCCGCCTCTAGCTTTTCGATGTATCTTTGCACATCACGCAAACCTTCCAGTGTAAAGCAAACTTCTACACCGAACGCAGCATAAGATGACTCATATCTGGCAAGAGCCATTTTTGCATCATTTTTTTACATCACTCATAGCGAAAATCCTTTGAATGTATCACCATTGACATCCTTCTTCACGCCGCCATTCACATAGCTAGTAATTTCTGTTTCTTGTGGTGCTACTTGAACTTCAGAACCAGCAATCCACTTTTGAGTCCAAGGTAATGGATTACTACCACCCTTATACTTAGTTGGCAATCCAACAGCAGTCATTCGCTTGTTAGCGATCCACTCGATGTATTCTGAGAGTAGGGCTTCGTTGAGACCAACCATCGACCCGTCCCTGAATAGATAACTTGCCCATGCCTTTTCTTGCTCAACAGCGCTGTTAAATAGGTTGATGCATTCATCTCTTGTTTCTTCTGCAATTCTGGCGAATTCAGGATCCTCTTTCGGTAGCGCCTTGAGTAGTTGTTGGGTTCCAGCAAGGTGCACGTTTTCGTCACGAGCGATAAACTTAATGATTTTCGCATTACCTTCCATCCTTTTGACCTCCGCAAATGCCCATGAACATGCAAAAGATACATAGAATCTAACTCCTTCAAGTACGTTAACAGACATAAGAGCCAACCAAAGAGCCTTCTTATGTTCTTTATGACGCATATCATATATGATAGTATTTTGGGTCATATCACTACCCATAAATGTATTATATGAATCAGCATATGCATTGTTATAAGCAATCAAATAATCATAATACTTACTGATATCACCAGCACATTCTACGATCTCAGGTATATCCATTATCTCATCAAATATCTTGGAAGGGTTTGGATAAATGTTTCGTATGATGTGCGTATAGCTGCGTGAGTGGATGGTCTCTGAGAACGCCCAAGTTGTGATCCAGGTTTCGAGTTCAGGTAAACTACAAATAGGTCCGAATGCCATTGTTGGTGCTCGACCCTGTACTGAGTCAAGGAGAATTTGTCGCTTAAGATTTGAGGTAAAAATATGTTGTTCATGAACAGTTAGATCCTTAAAGTCCTTAGCATCCTTATAGATGTCGACCTCTTCGGGTCTCCAGAAGAAGCCCAGCTGCTTGTCGGTGAGCTTCTCGATCCAAGCATACTTCTGCTTGTCGTAACGTGCAATGGTAGGAGCATCATCAAAAAATGCTCTTACCTGTGTTGCATCTTTCTTATTGTTCGAATCAAATACGCTGTAGCTCATCTAGTTCCTAACAAATAGTTTCTAGCCTGATTTTCAGACCAGTTATTGATACAGATATATCTGGGACAATCCCAGTAGATAAACATAAACGATGTAAAGTGTTCACTCATCTAATTTCCTCGTCTGCCAATCAGGCACAAAATCTTCGTAGTCTACTGCTCGTTCTGGATGATCACGAAGAAACCTAATCAATCTATGAACAAAATACTTATCGTTGTATTTTACATCAATCATAGTTTCCATGTCTTGATAAATTCTATCGTCTTTACCGACACCATTGTTGATCATATCTTACAACTTTCGCAATCTTCATCTTCAACTACATCAGCAGCCAAAGGTGCTTCTTCATATTCTCCAGCACCATCATTGGTATTGAAATAATATAGCTGCTTTCCACCATACTTATAGAACATCAACAGATGTCCAATCATCTCGCTCATCGGTATCTTTTCATCTTCGTAGAACTTAGGGTTGTACGAGGTGTTAACGGATATTCCTTGATCAATGAACTTTTGCAATACCCCGCAAATCTTAAGATATCCTTCGGGTGACTGTTGGTCCCAAAGTAGGTCGTATTTCTTCTTAAGTTTACGAACTTCTGGTACAACTTGTTTAAGGACGCCATCTTTAGACTGTTTAACAGAGACAAGCGATCTTGGCGGCTCAATACCATTCGTTGCGTTGCTAATCTGTGCTGATGTTTCTGATGGCATGAGAGCCATGAGCGTTGAGTTTCTGATGCCGACTCGTAATGCCTTAGCGCCCAACGAAACCCAGTCCATGCGATACGCTGGCGATACGATTTCGTCCAGTTCTCTCTTGTAGGTGTGTATGGGGAACGCGCCTTGGCTGTATTTTGTTTCATTACTTTTCGGACACGCACCTTTTTCCTCCGCTAGATCAACTGATGCTTTGATAAGATAATAAGACCAACCCTCGGCAAAAGCATGTAACTTACTCAATCCGTCATGATCAATGTTCTGATATGAAAGGTCATTACGAGCAAGCCAGTAGGCAAGGTTAATAATACCAACGCCCAAAGGACGTCTTGCCATAGTTGAGTTTTTTGCTGCCAATACTGGGTAGTCTTGATAGTCAAGAAGCTCATCAAGAGCACGTACGGCAAGATTACAAGGACGTTCAAAATCAGCAGGATCACGAATTTTCCCCCAGTTGATAGCAGCTAGTGTGCATAGTGAAATTTCTCCGTCTGGATCATTAATATCATTTAGTGGCTTGGTAGGAAGATCAATTTCGCAGCATAGGTTGGACTGATGAATAGGAGCTAGTTCCTTGATGAACGATCCGTGGTCATTAGCATGATCTACATTTTGCAAATAAATACGTCCGGTATCCTTCCTCTCTTGCATAAATCCTGAGAAAAGTTCAATGGCTGGGATTGATTTCTTTCTAATTGCTGGATTCTGTTCTGCTGCTTCATATAGTGATCTAAATGTATCGGTATCAATATAAAAAGAGTCATAAAGCCCAGGAACATCATGAGGGCTAAAAAGAGTAATATTACCTCCCGAAAGAAGCCTTTCATACATGACTTTATTAAACTGAACGCCATAATCAAGACCTCTGATACGGTTGTCTTCTGTGCCCTTGTTGTTCTTTAGTACCAATAAATCTTCGACTTCCAAATGCCAGATAGGGTAATATAGAGTTGCTGCACCGCCTCTGACACCGCCTTGTGAACACGATTTAACCGCAGACTGAAAGTGCTTGTAGAAAGGAATAACGCCAGTATGCGTAGTATCGCCAGCGCGAATAGGAGAGCCAAGAGCACGAATACGCCCAGCATTAATACCGATACCAGCTTTTTGACTAACATACTTAACGATTGCGGAAGATGTCGCATTAATAGAATCAAGAGAGTCATCTGTCTCGATAAGGACACACGAGCTGAATTGCTTCTGAGGCGAGCGTAAACCCGCCATAATTGGAGTTGGAAGAGAAATTTCGAAAGTAGAAGTTGCATCGTATAAATCCCTAACCCATTTTAGCCTTGTTTCTTTTGGATAGTTGCGAAATAACACCATCGCAATAAGCATATACGCAAACTGAGGAGTTTCGTAAATTCGTCCAGTTGCACGGTTCTTGATCAAATACTTACCGCGAAACTGTTCCATGCCTACGTAAGCGATACTGAAATCCCTACGATGGTCCACAAAGCTATCAAGAGTAGCAAGCTCTGCAGCGTCATACCACTCCAAGATATCTCCATCATAATAACCAGCGTCCACCACATTACGCACATGGCTAGCAAGATCAGGTATGTTAAAGTCACCGTATACTTCCTTACGTAAATGATAATTGATTAGGCGACCAGCGACATACTGATACCCAGGAGTGTCCTCGCTGATAAGGTCAGCAGCAGCCTTGATCAAAGTTTCTTGAATGTCAGACGTTTTTACGCCGCTGTAAAACTGTATAGCTGATTTCAATTCAATTTCAGACTCAGAAACGTTACTGATTCCTTCGCAAGCCCAAGCGACAACCTTATGAAATTTGTTCAGGTCAAGCGGTTCTTTTTGCCCGTTTCTTTTAGTTACTGTTACTGATTGAATCATTTTCTTCTCCTATGAACCTAAATACTACCGTAATTTGCCAATAAAGTAAAGCAAAAAAGGTGACGAATGGACGTAAATTCTATCTTTAAACTGATTTCTGATGTTGGATTTCCTATAGCTGCAGCCTGTGCTATGGGCTACTTCATTTTTCTAACAATCAAATTTATTTTAGCGGGCGTTATGAGCTCTGTAAATGGTATGAAAGGTATCATTGTCGCTCTTGATAACCGTGTAAAAACTATGAACCATGATGTTATCCGTATCGATACTTTAGTTAGTAACGTTATGGGCGTCAAACCCGATACAGATCGTATCGCTCGAGCCGATGGGAAAACAGATGCTAGACGCGACTAAACTATTAGAATACACAGTATACTCATTCGTTGTAATCGCATTCGCCCTTGTAGGGATGGTCGGGTTGGAGCTTTTCCATGGGTAATTTAGCCGAACTAATTTCAAAATATGGTTTCCCTATCGTTGCAGCCGCTGGTATGTCTTACATGATTTACTATGTATGGACTTGGGCAACGAAAGAAATCAAACCAGTTCTTAACGATGCCAATACTGTACTTATCGCTCTTATAGACCGCATTCGAATGCTCGACAACGATTTGATTCGTTTGAATCAAAAAGTTAACATTGTTCTTATGCTGCGCGATATGGAGCAAACAGAGCTGTTGAAAAAAGCGGCTGAGTTCCGTAAAGAAGAAACTAAACAAACAGTTAAAAAAACGGTTCATGAGTCAGAAAATAAAATTCAGTCTGACTAAACCCTCAAGTTGTCTATGAACATTTTAGCTGTTTTACTCCAAACATAATTTTTTTGTACAAACTCAGTGCATTTGTTACGATCAAGTTTCAAAGCTTCTTGAATAGCAACTCCTAAATTATCATTCATTGCGCCGACTTCTGGCGTTAGAATATCTTTTGGTCCTGTAACTGGATATGCTGCTACAGGCGTTCCGCAAGCAAGTGCTTCAATAATAACCATTCCAAACGTATCTGTTTTGGAAGGAAAAACGAATACGTCGGCTGTCCTATAAAATAAAGCTAAATCGTTACCTTTCAAAGCGCCAGTAAAGAAAACGTCAGGGTACTTTTTACTCAAACGTTTTAGCTCTGGACCATCGCCAACTACAGTTTTATTACCTTCTAATTTCAAGTCAAGAAAAGCTTCTATGTTTTTCTCTTTTGAAACTCGACCAACGTAAAGGTATGTCGGGCGATCATTTGCAATACGCGCATTTTTTGACAATGGATAAAACAAATTTGTATCCACGCCTCTGGTCCACTTCACTAAGTTTTTGAACCCTCTACCTTCAAGTTCTTGTTTCAAACTATTGGTCGTAACCATAACAGCCGAACTCATAGAGTGAAACCATTTCATATACTTGTAAGTGAGCTCTGTAGGCACGCCTACCATTTTATGAAGGTATTCTGGAAACTTCGTATGGTAGCTGGTTGTAAAATTTCTATTGTTTTGTATACACCAGTTACGAACAAAAAACCCGATTGGTCCTTCTGTAGCAATGTGAATGTATTTTGGATTGATTTTTTTGATCAACCTGCTAACGTTCCAAGCCCAAGATAAACGTATGTCTTTATAGAACGGGCAAGGTATAGATTTGAAATCGTTTGGTGTGATGAATACAACATCATCGCACTCTTTCTTTATTTGTTTCAGCGTCATAACAACGCCGTTTATTTGCGGTTCCCAGGCGTCAGTTGCTATTAGTATCATGACCCCACCTAATTATTTCGAACTTACCGTTATGATGTTCGACAATAGCTGTACAAGATTCGACCCAATCGCCGCAATTCATATACTTAATATTACCAATGTCAAGGATATTGGCGTGATGAATATGACCGCAAATAATACCTGTAACGCCCTGTGCCTTCGCATACGAAGCCAAAGTTTCTTCATAGTTGCCAATAAAGTTTACAGCTTCTTTCACTTTATACTTTGCCCATGCGCTCAACGACCAATAAGGTAAGTTGAACCATTTTCTAACTTTGGCGACAGCTATGTTCAATAAAATAGCTGTATCGTAAGCCCAAGTTCCTAAATGAGCTAACCACTTAGCGTTCCTAATAACAGCATCAAACTGATCGCCGTGGATAACCATCATTGGTTTATCATCAACAGTGATATGAACAGCCTTTTCGACAATATGAATATTACCGAAAAACTGATCGCCAAAATCTCTTAGCACCTCGTCATGATTACCGGAAACGTAGATAATATCCGTTCCTTTACGACCACGGCGAAGTATTTTTTGAATAACGTCGTTATGAGTTTGATGCCAATACATTGACTTGGACATAGCCCAGCAATCAATGATATCGCCAACAAGGTAAAGCTTTTCGCATTCAAACGTTTTCATAAATTCGAGAAGTGCATCAGCCTGTGAAGATTTAGTTCCTAGATGAACGTCGGATATGAATACCGAACGGTATTTACTTACTGTTGGTTCTGAAGACTCCATCCCAATCCTTTCCTGGCGGATTTATTTTATATTGATTTATACGTTCTTTCATCATATCGTAATATTCAGTCATCTCTCCGTCAAAAGCGGTAGACAACACTTTCAGATAATTTTCTAATCTATCCCACTTTTGTTCGCGATAATATTTGATAAAATCAGCGTGTGTTTTAGCGTATTTTTGATTGACATAAGATGTTGGAACGATAGTGTATATGTTCACGCCCTCTGTTTTGCCTTTCACAGCGAGGCAATCTAGCTCAAGGCAAAGGTAATTATCCTTGACGTATTCATATGTTTTCGGACCAATAACCATTTTCACGTGGTATGGTTTTGATTGTCCTTCAAGACGAGACGCAAGGTTAACAGAGTCACCCAAACAAGTGTAATCAAAACGCTGGGCTGATCCCATATTTCCGACGACAACAGAACCAGTATTGATGCCAAGCCCCATGCCAAAAGGAGGGACGCCTTCCAAAGCAACTTCTTTGTTGAATCGTTCCAAATCACCTAACATCTCCAATGCCGTTTTTACTGCGTGTAACGCATGATCTTTATCGTCAAGCGGCGCATTCCAAAAAGCCATCTGAGCGTCGCCGATATACTTGTCTAATGTGCCTTCATTATCTATAATTTTCGCAGTCATCGCCGTCATATAGCGGTTCATTATTTGAGTAAGACCTTGTACGTCAGCTCCATAATGCTCACTAATAGTAGTAAAGCCGCGAACGTCTGTGAACATGATCGATAGCTCACGAGTTTCTCCTCCAAGACATAATAGCTCTGGGTTCTTTTGAAGTTTCTCAACCATTGCTGGAGAAAGGTAAGTTCCGAACTGCTTTTTGATTTGTTGTTTTAGCCTAAATTCTCTCGCAAAATTATTGAAAACTAGATGAAAAAATATTGCGACGCAACTAAGTATTAGGTAGCTTGGATCCCAAAGCTGCATATAATATTCAAACATATAATAGCTACCCCAAACGATGGAGGCAACTAATGATCCGAACAATGGCAATGTCCACTTTACCGCAGTACGAGGCACCAGAAACAATAGTAGCGCTAGCAATGATGCTAGCAGCGCTGGTTCTATCAATTTGGAGTCTGGCGACCTAGTAATAGAGGTTCCGTCTATAAGAGTTTGAAGTGTTGCGGCTTGAATTTCATGCGCCCACTTTTCACCAACAGGCGTAGCAATTATACCGCCTACGCCTTCAATAGTCAAGCCAAGAACAACGATTTTACCTTCTAGTGATTCATTTAGATCGGTAGCTTCGTATGTTTTGAATTTATTGTTCCAAGTAGTCCAAACTCTTCCTCTTTCATCTGTTTTTATAGTAGGGAATTGAGGTATTCTTACAGCTTCTATTCCGAACTCATTCGTTTTAATTTGATAAGAAGGATCCCCTGCCGCAACTCTGATACCCTCAAGAGGAATAGCTGGATAAAGATTATTTGATATAGAGACAACCAGAGGCATACGACGCACCACACCATCAATTTCAGGTACGGTTGCGATAACTCCAACGCCTTCGGCAGCATTGGCATAGTGTTCAAGAGGTCTAAGTCCACCATTCCAACGGTATACAGAGTCAACAGGGTCAACGGGACCAATAGCAGCAAAGCCACGACGGACGCTATCAGGTTTGCTATTTTGGGTAGTAGGGACTTGTGCGAGGACCACACCTTCAAGATTTTTTGCCAGTTCATCATCACCACCTGCTCTGTCTTTTTCAGAAAATAGTATTGGAGCAACAATAACGGTTGCGCCGTTTTCTTTCAAATTATTAATTGTTTTAGCTATATCACGACGATCAAATGGCCACTGACCGAATTGTTCGACGGACTTTTCTCCGAAGTTGACGATAACAACTTCTTCTGATTCTTTTTTAGGTAACGAGTTGATGAAGTAATCAAACGTTTTCAGCTGCAGCGTTTGAATAGGGCTGGGGTTACTAACGTACAAAGTGATAAGAAGCAAGGCGCTGATAACAGCAGCCCAGGTGCTTGTTAGATATATCCCTACCTTTTCCATCATTTTGTCTGCCTTATAGTTATTTTATTTGACCCGCCATCTCCGACTGTCGCCGTGTTAACTTCTGCGTTCCTTACCAGTGTTATAGAAGCGTTACCATTTGTACCAAAATTTAGGTTTATACTATTGTTTGCATCGTTAGTCGTTTTTGCCGTAGTGTTACTGTTTTTATTTTCTATAACGATAACTGGAGATGGGGGTTGTTTATTCTGTAGTGCTTTGCCTGGTCCAGGTATCTGATGCCTATCCATCTGATCCGCTTCGTTTCTTCTTTGTCGTTCATCACCTTCACGATGCAACTCAGTCATAACTTCATGAGGGACAGCAATAATCAACAGGTTATTTATTTGCCTGTCAGTTACATTCGCTACTTTTACTGGCGGTATTGGTGCTTGAGAAGCCTGAGAAACATATGTTGCTGTATATGGCTGATCAAGAACAACTGCACCTGATAACGATGTAACTTCTATCTTACCCGTAACGCATCTGCTTCCATCACAGCTTGGTACAAGAACAACGAGGCTTCTACCGATTTCGTCAACAACCATATTGAAGTCAGTGCCACGTACGCCTATAGTCGCGGTTGGCGTTTGTATATCGACCGACTGAGGGTTGGCGTGAGCTATCTGACCTGATGCGTACCTAACGGTGCCAAACCCAATTTTCAGTCCAAGCTTGCCACCAGAAGCATTAGCGTTGTAAACAAAGTCATCGATCAGTAGTCTTGAGTTTTCTTTGATGACAACTTTAGTATCGTCTTTAAACGAAATATTCACCGTAGAGTTTTTAGTCTCTACAGTGTCCATAGATTCGATATCAGAGTTTTTAGCGCCTTCTAATAACTCTTTGTTTCTTTTTATTGAAACAACTGGTCCTTCGAGCGTATTAATTTTACCTATTTCAGCAAAACTAATTTCCGGTACGAACAGTAACGTTATTAGAAGTACCAGTAACCTGAAGTTTGACGGTACTATCAATCGTTCCACCTTGGGCTGTTAATACGGTATTTGAGCTACCAAGAATATTAATACCCAAAGTGCTGCCAGTTCCGCCGACAGCATTCATAGTTGAATTCACGTTGTTCGCATCTCCTGTTACGGAGATATTGCTCGTTGAGTTAGATTGCCTAATGTTAGTAGTTATAGCGTTAGACGATCCCATAATAGAAACTGTTGAACTGATATTTTGACCCTTCACCGTTTGACTAACGGTATTCAAGTTACCAGTTGCGGTTTCTGTTATATTAGCATTAGTACAAGAAACAGCAGAGTCGCCGCAGCTCAAAGTAAACTGATTGGAGTCGCCGTTGATTATAGAACTATAGTTAACTGTAGAACCATTGATAGCAAAATTGTGTATATTATTGCTACCAGTTTGTTGCACGTTAACCGTATTGGTTTCGCCGTTACTTGATGAGTAAGTGGTCGATGTACCAATGGAGTTGTTTGAACCAATTTGTTCTAAGTTGATAGTTGACGAAGAACCTAACTGCCTCATGTATATGGTATTTTGAGCGTGACTGACGCCCATAGTTGCTAGCAATACAAAGAAAGCTAGTAGTATTTTCTTCATTTGTTACTCCTTATACTTCCAGTATTTCTTTCTTTCGCCTTCCCTCACCATCTCAACAACAGCAGCTTCAATTGCTCTTTGCGTAGCTAAGTTTACGCTCTCGTTTAGAGAATGACCGACTTCGCCCTCAATACTTAGTGTTCCAGCATCAACAAAAACCAAAGAACCTACGTTGTCGCCATAACTCATAATCGTTTTCGTTGTCGTAACGCTGAGCAACACTTCGCCAGAGTTAACAGCGACAACTCTTAAATTAACTGTAACGATATCTGTTCTGTACTGAACACTAGGACCGATACCAAATACCTTTACGCCAATACCGCCACTTTGAATGCTCGAATCATAACCAACAACGCCGCCTTCGATAATCAAACCAGAGAACAACAGAGGGTCAAGAGGTTTTGCCTTGTCGCCATCATATAGGTCTCTCATCGACTTGATAAGTTGACGTTCTTTGATCAAGTTATCAATATCAACTCGTTCAATAACTCGAAACCACTTATTATCGCCGACATCCTGTAACGCCTTGACGAGGTAAGCGTCCGGCGCTTGAGTGACGGCTGATGAGAACACTGCCAACTTATCGTTTGGCTTCCTCTGACCTGTCTGGTCTTTGAAACTGTATACGCTTACTGTTACCTTACCACCCTTTGGTGGTTTTACTTTGTTTTCATCACGCTTAAAAAAGTCAGGGCTAACAACCTTGGGCGGTTCAACCTGATAATCCACATCAGCATATTTCGTTGCACATCCAGCAAGGATTAGGCAACTAAGGGCAGCAATAAAGATTTTCACATTTCACCTATTGAACAAAAGTTGTAGTGGGAATAATCAGCTGAGTCATACCGTTAGGAGTCATTGTATTAACTGTAACTGTTCCGTCTGGATTTTTAGACCAAGAAATAGTCGTTGTACCGAACGAAACGTTACCTGAGTTACCGCCAGTGCCAAAAATAGAATCAGTAACTTGCTGAGATAGTTTCTGATAAACCATTGAGTTCAATGTCATAACGAACTGATTGATAGGGTCGGAAGCTGCCTTAGCGGCTGCCTGTGCTTCGGAAAGAGACTTATCATCTTTAATTTTTTGCTTATTACCCTGTTCTAACTGGTAGATAGTAGTTATATGCGAAGTGTAACCGTTGCCGTTGAATGCTGGAGAGTTAAAGCTGAACTCTAAATCATTAGCAAAAGCAATGGTTGTAAAACAAGAAAAAATAAAGGTAAAAAGTGCTCTCATAATATCCTCCGCCTTATTTATAGGTCAAGTGCATCTTTAAGAGATGGAAACTTTTCGACAATCTGATACCAAGCATCACGAGCAATTTCACGATGTTCCTTCTGAGTACCTTCAGTCATTCTCAGTTGGCAATAATGAATCCAAGAGCGAAGACTGCCAGCCATATACATGCGACTAAGAATAAGTCCTTCAGGTAGTACTGCACGTGCTTGCTCCTTTGCTATACCATTATTGACAGCCCAAACGTAGGCTTCGTCTGCAACTCTGGTGAGATACGCTTGTTTATTGTGCCATTCCCGTTTGAGGTCTTCGTTGGAAGTTTCGATGGAATTCTGGCGATTGGCTGTATCTTGCAAACGGGCTTCACGAGCGACGAAACCCATATCTTTGGTTGGATCCGCATAGCGTTGACTAAACTCCTGAAAGGTGAAAGAACGGTGACGAAGGATCTGACGACCAATGTCACGGGTAGTGTTGATTTCCATCACAACATTGACCATCTCAAAAGGCGACCAATGCTTATGCTTGGCTAGGTAACGAAGCAGCTTCGGTGCAGTCAGCGTGTTGTTCTGGTTTGATGGATTTGATACACGAGCAACGTAGGCGATAAACTCATCAACAGTAAGGTACGGCGCTTCAGGGTCATCTGAAGCACAAATAGTTGGCTGTGTAAGAGCAATAATTTTAGCGTTGTTCATTTTCAGCATCCTTTATAAGCTTCATCACTTCATTCAAACTTTGTTCTGGAAACCATTCTCGCCCGTGTGTTCCAAAAACGGCGCAAGACAAACTACCTCCTGGTTGTGACACTTCATACACAGAAAGAATATGATCCGTGTTTATATAGATCGGCATGTCTTTGAAATTGGGGTGATTGTTAGTCAGTTTTACGAACGGCATATTTTTCTTCCACTTCACGGATTAATCGAATAGACATATTATGTAGGCTGGTAATATACTCAGCTAGTACAATATCGTCGAGCTTGCAAATCATGTTGTTTTTGTTATCATAGATAAGGATATTTTCGTGATCCCAACTACAAAACCATTTTGTCTTATCTGATTTAGTACGTTCCTGAAACATTTTCAAATGACGAAGGTTGTAAAACAACTCTGGATTAGCTTTTTCGAACTTGATATCTTCGTAATTCGGAGCAAACGGTTCTCGACTTTCGGCGAGAAACTTCTTAGACTGATACCCTACCATTTACTTCCACCCCTTCAAGTGATCCAGCAAGTTGCTGTCATGTCTGTATACCAAATCTAGATCTTTTTCCATCAGCCCAATCTCTGTTTCTTTATCAGCGATAGTCTGCTTCATTTCCGTAATGCCGCCTGGACCATACTTTAGCTTCTCGATTAGGTCGCCGCGAATCAGTAGTTGAGCTTTCGTCATTTCAATTTGATCTGCGGCAACTCGAATTGTTTCAATCAAAATTCGATTTTGATCTTTCAACTCTATGATAGTTTGCATAGCATCAACCATTGTCTTGTTGGTGATACCATATTCACGTTCCCAGCCAAGTATCAGCTTATCGATTCGTTCAACAATGTCATTCATATTCAACCTCTACGCCAAAATGTTTAGCGATGTATGCAGAAGGTAAACCATGGTCTACTGAATTATCTGCAATGTCCATACACTCTTCGATAATCCTAATAGCAAACTCACGTGGATCAAATGGGCTGCACTGCATACAGTCGTCGCTAGGATCGCCCATACCCCAACCAAGTTCATTCAGCAGCATTTCAATTTTATCTTCCATCACACTTTGCTCCATTTAGTCAGCGCCAGCTTCGCAGCTAGATCGCGGTAGGTGTTTGTTTTCAAGATATGTGTAATAAACTCTGAGCTCATACCTGCCAGAACCATATCGTTGATGTCTTTATGCTCTAAATTCTCTGGCCATATTACAATATTATACCCCTGCATGATCGCTTTATCAAGCTTTTTTATTGTCTCCCTCGATCTTGGCTCGTTGTCGTAGACAATCACCATGGAAGCTTTGGAGGCGCTGAGAGGAGCAAGAGCAGAAACAAGATCACCGCCAGCAGTAGCAATACTATTATCGACAAACATAGAATCAATTGGACCCTCCAATACGTAGGTAGTTCTGTCGAGGTTTACTGTATCTAGACCATAAACTTTAGGAACGCTTTCATCAAGAACTATCGTGATATACTTCACCTTGGATTCAGTTATAGCTCTACCCTGATAGGCATGAACCTTTTTGTCTTTGTTGAAGAACGGAATAAGTAACCTAGTCTCATCCCTCTCAAGCGACTCTGCAGTAAACTTGTGCGGAACTAGGTTGTTTGTGAAGTGACGGAAGTTAGGACAATTAAACAGCTTCGCATGATACGGTGTAGGTATTTTCCTAGCGTCTACGAACTGTTTCACTCTGTGACTAGGGTCGAGCTGCGAAACCTTCTTCAACCCTTTCAGCGGACCCTCTTTCATAAAGATAGGTTTCTTCATCTTTTCGACGAATGAATCAAAATCCTGCTGCTCAGGAGACTTGTTTTCCTTGAGTTTTTCGAGTAACATTTCGTTGTAAAGATTTTGATCTAGTGTTTTGATAAAGTTCGGTACGCCCATCGTAGCACTGCAGTTATGACAGTGAAACAACGCTGAACCTTTTTTCTCGTAAATATATCCACGAGCTTTTTGCGCGTGAGTGGTACTGTCTCCGCACAAAGGGCAGGAGAAGTTATAAAGACCAGATGATTTGCGTTTGAAATTTCGTAGGCGGTTAGAGACCATTCCTACGTATTTGTGTTCTAACCAATCCATAGTAATACTTTCTCATTGGGTACATTAAGAATTATACCGTATCTCGCGAAAAAGTAAAGTACTATTTTATACCACTTTGAAATAATGTACTAGGTTGCTTGCCAGCCAAGTTAGGACCATACCGCCGCCAATAGCTATCCAAATATAACGTTCTAGCTGATTGATTTTGTTTGAGAGTATATTGTGCTGATCGCTTGATTCTTTACGAAGCTTTGATATTTCTGATAAAATACTATTATCTTGTTCTCTCATGGTGTCGTAAACATCTTTCAATTTAGCATCGTTTTCGACTCTTCTTGCTTCGATCACGATATGAAGCTCCTCGGATGATTTTTCTTGCTGAGTGATTCTTGATTCGTTGACAGCAATCATAGATTTTAGGTCACCAGATATTCCAGTCAACCTCACGATAGCATCTTCTATCCTGTCTAATTTCGCTTCAACGCTAACCATTATTTCATCAATCTTTTTAGAGGACTAGGAGTGATTATCGAACGTAGTTTTTTCTTTTTACGATTAACGCCTGGTTCACGTTGATCTGCAGCCAAACGCAAGTCGCCTGTACCAGCAACTCCGGCATTGGTGTTCACTGCAACGGGTGCAGACCCAAACCCAACTCCATCTTCGTGTAATTTACCCATTGTTAATCACCCTAAGTGCTTCTACTATTGTCTGATCCAACCCAATTAAATTTGTGTCGATAATCGATTCTTCTTTTATATTCAATAATTTATTCGGCATAATATTTAACATAACGAGAAACGGCTTCAATTGATGAAACTGTTTTTGCATTTTCAAATACAATATTCTCGGTAAATGATCGGCGCCAAAAACATTATAGAGAATGATGATATGATTGAGGATCAACCTCTCCTTCAAATCACCACTCTCTACGTATCTAGTAATCAGTTTTTTTATATATTTGATGCGCTTCAAATCTTCGAGAAATTCCTCAGTTGAATGACACTGAGGATTGTTGTAATGTTTTGCACAATAAATCAAAAAGTTTTCATCAGTCAATTTTTCAAAAATCATTATGATAATCTAATTTGTACTGTTCCGTTACTGTTATGATACAACCCACCAACGGCAACACCGTTGGTGTTAGCTACGGCGTCATTTGCATAAGATCCGGGGATAGATATAGGCGCACTCAAAACGCCTCCCGCAGAAACAGTCAACCCAGAACCAACTCGTATTACGCCAGCGTTCGTTGCATTAGCATAAGGTAACAAACTAACAACGCTGTTAGCTAGATTATTCGCAGTTATTGTTTGTGTTTGCGCGGAAGATGCTGGGTTTGTGAGAACTACTACTCTATCATTTGCAGATAGAGTAGTAGTAATACCGAGATTAGAAGTTCTGACAGACTGATTAGACATTATTATACGAACGGATCATTTTGCGTATTAGATGTTACAGTAGCAGTCCCTGTTACACCAGTAGCGGTAGTGCCGTTTACACCAATAGAATGCATTGCAACAAGTGTTTCATATTGAATACGACCTGCGCGTCCGCCTGAACCTTCTGTGCGAAGAACCCAGCCAACGTGACACACTAGAGGGTTGTCTGTATTTACGTCAACATAACCAGTTGCTGTATCGCCCTTGAAAGTGTGAGTTTCAGAAGCACCAGCTGCACGTGTATCAGTGATAGTGATGTTAGCGCCACCAGCAGTAGCAGCAAGCTTGATAACCGAAGTGTTGGCAAAAGATACGTAGTAGTAAGTGTTACCAGTAAGTGGAGCGATCGGCGTGTTTGCAGAAGGAACGCCGTAGTAAAGACGGTCGTTTACCTGCCAGTATGAATTTGCTGATGTGATTAGGAATGCGCTGTTTCCAGAGCCAGCAACTGTACCGTTAGCAAACCCTGTCGTATTGGCAATAACGTTGAACGCCGCAGGGGCTGGGATAGAAAGCGTTGGAGCAGTTTGATAACCGCTGCCAGCGGCAACGATGTTCAAGCTGGTGATACGACCAGCGTTTGTTGAACCTGCCGTTGTATTAGCAACTGCGTTGATTGAAGCGCCGGAACCGCCGTTTGTTACTGTAGGCGTAAAGTTTGCTGTGTTGGCTTGGTAGCCAGAACCGCCGGAAGTTACGATAGCAATAGCAACATTGCCGCCAACTGTTTGCATCATACTGGTATTAACAGCAAAAACGCCAACAGCTTTATTTGCCACGAAAGAACCAATTGTTGTGTTACCAAACATGGCAACGTCAACGTTTGCGCGCGAACCTGCTGATGTGTTACCATAATGTGAATTTGAACCCATAGAAACGGGGTCAGCGCCTTTTACGAGGGCGAAAGTGCCAATTGGTGCACCCGTTGATGATTCTTTCGTTGTTGAGCCGTTAGCTGTAACAGCTGTAATATTTCTACCCCATTGTGCCATTAGTTTTCCTCCTAGAGAAGCTTTTTATTATTTATAGTTATTCTATCGTGAGCATATCTAACATATACGCTGACTTAACGCCAAGTTTCTTTTTCTTTCCGTTCACGACTATATGATGTTGCTTATCAATATCTTTACCAGTTTCAGGGTCTAAGACATCTGCGTCAATGATAGGTCTTGGCGTTGCTTCTACGATTGGTTTGTTTGGGTCGTGTAAATCGCCATTAAGAATGATCGGCATGTTGAGTTCCTGTTATTTTACCAGCCAAACTAATTTTTGGTTTAACAACTTCTTTTTTGCCTGCAATAACATCTCTTAGGCTTTCTGGGCTTTTATGAATACGCATAGAGAACGCATGCTTCTCGCCAGTAGTCTTCAAATTATCATACATGGCTAATAGTCTATGTGCCGTTCCAGGATTCAACTTAACCCTAGTTCCGTTAGCGAACGTTACGGGTTCTTGACCCCTCAACGAAATAACTTTACGCAACTGCATAATGATGTTTAGAGATTCTTCACCAGTTGACTTTTTAGGACGACCGCGTGCTTCGTCTAGATCAAATTGTTCTGTTGTTTGTTTTGGCTGTTGCTTATTACGGGTTGTATCGCGGGCAGCTGCTTCTCTTTGACGCTTTGCTGTTTCAGTTTCGCGGTCTTGCGCTGATTTTTCTTTTTCCTGTTGTGCTGCTTGGTCTAGTTGTGCAACACGTTTGTTTGCGGCGTTTTGTAGAGCATGCACATTACCTGGCGCATTCGGTTCTTTTGTCGAACTAGCCTTTTGAGCCATGTTGACTGGTTTGATTCTAGTTTTACCAACACCAGCAAGGATACCTTCTTTAACTGTACCAACCTTAGACTTGATCCAAGCTTTGTTGACAGCTGTTGAAAGTGTTTTTTTAGCTACGTCTGTTTTGCTTGGTTTGCCACCAACTGTGCGTGCTTTGTTTACTTTGCCGACTATTTCAGGTGATAATTCGTTTATTGTTTCTTCTTTTATCTTTGAATGAGGCATATGATCAGCCCCGTGACGGGCGTTCAGCTTCATCAAATCTTTTACCGCTTTCGAACGTGCGGCTGGAGAGTTTAGTTCCCAGTTGTCGATAGTGGCGCTGTCGCTGATCGTGTAATCAGCGAGGTCGTTTTTTACGTTAGCGCCAGACTGGTCCTGATTGGCACCACGGATCGGCGATGACATAGCGGTAGGCGGAAGGGAATCATTAGTCCCCTTCTTTGCCTCGTTTACCCAATCAGAAAACTTTTTCATTATAGACCCTTTGCGATTTCTTCGATGCGGGCTAGTTCTGCTTCTGAGAACTCAACTTCTTCTTTGTTGAGCTTCTTAACAGCCATATTGATACCCGCTTTTCTACCTCTCATTTTATCTGTAGGGTCTTTACCAAGGTCTTTATTTTTACCTCTGTAATGACCTGGAATACCAGCCTTATGACTTGGACCAACAGCATTAACAGTCGTAAGCTGCTTATCAGCTTTTTGAGCATATGAACCAAGAGTTTTTCTTGATAGTTCGTCGATCTGCTCAACTTCTTCTTTATATTGTTTACGGTCAACGCCGGACATCTTTTCACGACCACGAATTTTATCAGCTACAGCCGGATTCATTTTATTAAGGTATTGACTGTCTTTATTTTTAGCGCCAACAGCAGCTACTGCAGCGTTTTTCTTTTCTTTATTAGCTGCGTTACCTTCTTCAACGGTTTCAACTTCTTCGCTAACGTTATGTGAAACAGAAAACTTATGAGTTTTGCCAGCAGCTTTAATGTGTACAGCTGTGCCAGTATTTTTTGTTACCATACCATAATGTTTGTCTCCGTTGCCATGGCCATAAAAATCAGCGTGTTGACCGACCTTCATACCTTTTGCCATAGTTGGGTGCATTTTACCCTTGCTACCGAATTCTCTGTGATTTACAGCTTCATCAACAGTTTCTACTTCTTCTTCGACCTTTTTCTTACCACGAAGAATTTTGAAGTCCTGTCCGTCGATCTTGCCATTATGATTTGCGTCAATCTTATGCTGCTTACCAACAAGCTTTTCGTCAAGTTTTCCTTCGTCAACCTCTTTTGGGTCACCAGCGCACTGACAAGGATTTTTACCACACTTAGGGCAAACGCCCTTCATTTTAGCTTCCATTACTTTACGAGCAGCTTCGATAAGACTGTCTGATAAACCGAATTTGATGTCCATGTTAGTTTCCTTTACTATTTTTTCTCCAGCGCCCTTAGCGCCAATTTCTTTATTAGCTTTGTTTTTGGCATTTTTTGATTTCTGAGTTTCATCAGACTCATCGCCAACTTTATCGTCTGTCTTAGGATTCAACTCAATTTCGGTTTTACCGCCTTTGATTTCTTTGGCGTCTTTCTTATCAGTTTCGTTTGGCTTGTTAGCACTGGCTTTTGATTCGTAACCAAGGTTGTCTTCGATAATCTTGGTTTGAATTTCAGCTTGCTTCGCCAACTTAGAACCCGAATCGTTTGGCTTCTTGTCATCTGGGCGCGCAACATTTACAACCTTTTTACGTTCGGTTGTATTCTTTGGCTCTTCCATTAGCATTCTGATCTGGTGTTCTAAACTGATTCTCATTACTTTACGCCTTCATTGTTGCCCTAAGCATCCAATCGTGCTTGAAATGCCTATCGATTCTGTCCTGTAGGTAATTCTGTAAACCATCGCATTTATTTTTTACTGCGAGTGATTGAGCTTTGGTTAGCTCGTTGATTACCTTCTGATTGTCTTCTTGTAATTTCGTTACCATAGATAAAGCTGGTGGAATGTTTATTTCGTCTTTCACAACCGATAAATCGCTGAAACGAACAAAAGAACCAGGAGCATATGACTGTAGCGAACGGATTTCTTCCGCTGTAGAATCAACTGATTCCCAAACGTCGGTATAAATGGTTTCAAAAAACCCGTGATACGAAGGAAACATTGGTCCCTCCACATTCCAGTGGAAATAATGAGCTTTCAAATATAAAGCGAAGGATGACGCTTGTACAACCTTCAACTGCTCGATTAGTTCTTCCATTACTTCGCCTTTGTTTTCTTAGCGGCTGGCTTCTTTACAGTTGCCTTAGCTATCTTTTTGTTTTTCTTTTCAATGACCGTCTGAATAGCTTCCGCTTTAGATTCAACAGTCACTGTTTTTTCTACCACAGGTCCTGGAACAGGTTCAGGCGTCACAACTGGTTCTAAAGAAGCAACCGGAGCTGGTTTGATTTCTTTTTCAACCTTAACAACTTCTTCAGGCTCTTTTTTTACGGCACTTTCGCTAACGGCAGGTTTGCTTCTGTTACCTATAAGAGCGTACATTATAAGCGCGAACGCAACACCTAAAAATAAAACTTCCATCATTTCTCTCCATTATACTTTTTCATAGTTCCGTCTGGTTTGACATGAAACGCAATAAATTTCACATCAGGGTATTCTCTTTTCATATTTAGTAATGCTTGTAGATTAGTTTTACTATCATCGTACATGATAACTTTTTTGTGGCTGTGCTTGTCGATATACTGTTTGATAATTTTCACTTTTTTATGAGCGGGTAAATCTTTGCTTGTATCATTACCTGCTCTATGAACGTGAATCTTATCAATATCAACGCCCTGTTTTCTAAACGTATCGAGGAACGTATCCTTGTCATCGAAGTCAGCACGCGCAGTGTTTATAATAACTCGACTGTTAGGATGTTTTCCAACGTTCCTTTGAATCTTATTCACCTTGCTGATCATTGGCTGAATCGGCTTAGATTCGTCACGAAACTTTTTAGCGTTTCTAAACTCTTTGTAATCGTACTTCTGCCCTGGCTTCAACTTGTGATCATTGTATTCTGAGTTTGAAAGGTAACGGATAATTTTACCTTTTGAATTTCTTACACGAACACGAGCTGTTGTATGAAACATCGTGTCGTCTATGTCGACAACGTGTAGTGTACCCTTTTTAGCTTCTTCAATATACTGTATGAATCCTAACAGTGCCATTTTCTAAGTGCCTTGTTGATACGTGAATCCGGATCGTGGGCTGTTTTAGCTGATGTCAAACGCTTTTTCATACCGCCCATGCGTGCGCAGAACGACTTACGGCGGTTAGCTGACTTAGAACCTTTCTTCAACTTAGATGGTTCAGTTGTTACAGCTGTTTTTAATTTACTTCCTGGATGTTCACGGCGATAAGCATTAACGCCAGCTTTCGTCAATCCGCCAGTTGGATTTTGATATTTTTTATCTGACCAATCTTCTGCTATGAAGTCTTTGAAACGAATCATTTTCCGCCTCCGCCCGAGCTACCGCTCTTACCTGGATCTTTCATTTCAATTTTACCGTTCGCCATACGGATAGCAACTTTGTTCAAGTGATGTTCTTTACCCGCAGCATCACGAACGTTCAATTCTTTTACGACTCTTTTTACTGTTTGAGCTTTTGAATAACCTGGAGTCATTGACTTGTAAGTGTTCGTCAAAGCATCTGTGCCAACGAAACGGCTTGCTGGGTCTTCCATGTTTTTAGAAGTTGGCTCTGCGCCAGTGTATTCTTCGTTATGAGAAGCAGCCCACATATTGTCTATCATATTTGGGTAAGGGCGACCAGCAGCTTTTGCTCTAGCCTTTGCCTTTGATTTTGCTGCAGGAGACAACGTTTTGTGATGTTTTGCTGGGTTTGGTTTATCCCAAACTTCTTTTTCAGTTAAGTCTTTATCAATATCCAATGCTGCGCCCCCCGCTATGAAAGAATTAAGCCTATTGTAAGCTGTTTGTTCTGATAAGTCAATAGCATACCCTCTCCTGTACACCTCTTCGAGGATGTCAAAAGGGATACCTGATTGTTGCGATTTTTTATAAATTGAAACGATTTGTTTGCCAGACAGGGCTACGGCAACCCTGTTTTGCTCGCGAAGTGCTAGCTGAGGACTAGATTGGAGACTGGTATCTTCATTTTGCATTTTTGGGTTTCCCGTGGGCTGACCAAAGAACTTGCAGGATTGCCGTAGCTTTCTGCTGACTCGTTATTTATAAATTATAACTGTTCAATCATGTTCCAGGTGCAAACAACGTTAGAAGCACCGCCGCCAGCCGTAAGTTGCTGAATACATATTGTCATGGTTGCTGGGTTTCCATTTATATCAGAACCAAGGTTAAACGTTTCTGGAATACCATCGAACACTTGTTGGCCAATACCAGATTGAGTTATTCCAGAAAGAACAGTCAACCCTCCGGTCACGGTAGCGGTATTTGCCCAAGTCCATTGTTTTGCTGACCTACCAACATTTGTATTCGAAACAGAGCCGTTACCAGAATACGCGTATGTTCCATTGACGTTAGCGTTATAAACTACAGTATATAAGAATGTTCCGGCGGTGCTATTTTTACCTTGATTGTTTTGTTCCACTAGAGTAAATTCGCCTGGCGAAATATCAGAAGAAGTGTATGGAGCTCCTGACCTCAACCCTATTGTTATCAATGGGGTTAGCGATGATCCTGGAACATAACCATTGACGTTGTACGCAGAAGTTGGCGAAGCGTTGTATCTTGTTGGGGCTTCTGCCTGATATGTAATACCCGACATATTGAAATATGGGATAGTAGCTTGTGTAGTGCTATTGAATATTTCTCTTCTCAGCGGTAAGCTAGCAGCTGTGATAAAATTAGTGTTTAGAGCGTTGTTACCGCCATAATTCGCCACGTGACATATTTGTGGACCAGATGCAGTTCCTATTCCAAACCTTGCCCTACCAGTCCTACCGCCAACGATATCGAACCAGAAAGTATAATAAAAATTTAATCCTTTAGAAAATATGTCGAAACCTGAAGGACCTGTACCATCCAATTTATCCGTGTTGAAACTATTCGCATAAGTTCTATCTTCAATTACAGAACCATTAGCAACTTTTCTCCTGACAACAACCGCTAGCGTATTAGCTGTTTGTTCCCAATACAACCCGTTGTTACCGTCAAATAATCCAGTTCTACGGGTAACGCCAGTTTCAGTATTATTAGCGTTGAAATTAACTGTCGTGTAAACGGAATGCGAGGTTCCTGGAATAATTTTATATTTGACATAAGTTTGTCTTATTACAGAACCAGAAGCCGAATTACCAGAAGTCATAGTTATTTCAGCGGTGTTAGCAAGGAAAGCAGAAGTTGCTTGAGTACCAGTTACAGTTTGATTCCATCTGAAAGTTGTATCGTCGTCAACTACTGGCGTGAAAAAATCTTGGTTTTGAATAATTGATACGCGCAATTTACTAAGAGCGTCGACAGACCAAGTTGGCGCCGACTGTGTATAAACGTAATTGGTCGTGTTAGAAAGTACTTGTACGTTTTGTGTTGCTGGTATATTAGTAATATTGACAGATTGATTACTGAACGAGACGTTCTGTGTTGTTTGATAGGAATTAGCTACTGTTATTGTTGATGTAATACCGGCTAAATTACCTGAAATGCCTGAAATGTTTATAGTTTGATTAGAAAACGATACGTTCTGCGTAACAGGATAAGCATTAGAAACTATAACGACGTTATTAACAGAAACATTGCCGCCAATTGGTAAATACGGTACAGCCAAAATACCGCTAGTGCCGACTTCAGTAACGTGATTATGCACTGGATTTTCTGGTGTGCTGTTTACTTGAACGACGTCAGAAATATTGACGTTACCAGATATGTTGATAGTCGTGTTTCCAATATCAACTGGTAACCTATTCGCGCCAGCAATTGCGGTGCCGTTACTATTATAAATGTTTACGTTACCAGTAATTGTATTACTAAAAAGATATGTCATATGATTCTCCAACTTCCGTTGTTGTATATCAGCTGAATGCCGCCATTATTTTCTGCTAAAATTAAACCGCCTGGATCATTGTCGACCGTTCCATGAACTGTGATCGGATTTTGAGAACAGTTACCAACTTCGTCTTTTACCACTATAACTCTGCCGTTCTTAGCAACAGCAGGAAGTGTAATAGTAATTGGTGTAGCACCAGCGCCGATATAATAATCTTTGTTTGTAAAGGCGTAATTTGAGTAAACAGTTTTTGTTGGATGATCGAGGTGAACAATATCACCAGCACCGCCACCGCCGAGCTGAGAATGCCTTTGAGCAAAACGATGGAAGTCGGCGATCGACTTTTTGATAATATCTAATTCGCGGCGATACACATCTGGTATCTCGTCAGCAACCGCTTGTATTGAACCGTCTTGTTGATTCGTTTTAGAAAGAGCAATAACTGATTGTGTAACAATATCTTTTTTAGGTAACTCTGGTTCCGGCTGACGACCAATTTCAACGATAAGCTCTGGTGCAGCAACTTTTGTTTCTTCAACAATTGGTGCTGGAGCTAATTTTTCTCCCATGGTTAGTTTAGTCAAAGCACTATTCATGCTTTCAAGCAAAGCAGCTTCTTTAGCTTTTTTTTGCTCTAACTCTTCCAATAAGTTTTCGTTGCCTAGTGCCTTAGCTAGGTTTCTTAATAACTTCTGCTCGTCCATTTCCAGTCGCTACTTTCTTAACTGTTTTGATTGTTTTTGATGCCGCTTTTTTCCTAACAGTTTGTTGCTTTTCAATTTCTTTCATATGTTCACGGCGTTCAATTTCTTTACGAGCTTTCAGACCGATAGGGTCTTTACGCTTGGCATGATTCAACAAAGCTCTAATTGGTGTATCTGGACCGATTTTAATATCCATACCCTGACGAACTTCATGATACATTTCTTTAGTATGTTCTTCGGGCGCTTCAGGGTGCATACCTGCTTTGAATTCACTATAACGACCGCCAATAGCATGAGCACGCATTTTTGACGCTGACATACCGCGACGTTTTCTTTCTTCACGAGCTTTTCTTTGCTCTGGTGTTTCGTCTTTGGCTGGCTTTTCATCTGGCTCTTCAACGTCAGAATCCATATCGCGCTGGCCAGCAGACACTACATCTATCTTTTTGAAGTTGAACTCTGTACCATTATACTTTTCAAGCAGCTTTTGCATCTCTGTAACGCGATCAGAACCGACAACAAGCACGAGGTGATTGTGACCTTTTTGATTTAGCTTTTTGATATGGGCGATGATAGTTTTGGCATCTTCATCAGCCAACATAATATTAGCACCAGGGAACATACGCTTTGCATGCTTTAGTTTTTGTTCTGGCGTCAGTGGGTTCTTTTCTGGGTCTTGCGAACGCGAAAGCGCAATAACAGAAGGGACTTTCATTTCTTTGGCTAGTTCGTCAACCTTACCAACAACAGCACCGTGACCAGCGTATGTTGGTGGGTTCATTCTGCCGAACGAAGTAACAACTGTATTCAAATCTTCAGCAGCTGCTTGTTCTTCCTTAGCTGCTTTCTGGAATGCACCGCCAGCAAAATTCAAACGGCTAAACTCAGCACGGTCAACAAGTTTCGTTGGGCGACCGCCACGGATAGCAACGAACCCTTCAGGCTTGACAACCTTACCGCCAACAGTTGTTTTGAAACCTGTGTTCACAGTGTTAGACAAAGCAACAGTCAATGTATCTTTGGCTTGCTGTAAACTCTTGTGCATTCTGAACAGATTATTAAACTGTTCCATATGGTTTTTGATATGTGAAGTTGCTGCGTCGCCTGAAGCTTTTTTCTTAGCTTTACCTTCTGCTGACTTCGCCTTATCTATTTCTTTCTGCCACCTTGTTTTCATAAACGCAAGGTAGCCTTTACCGTCAGGTGTTGAACCATCTCTAACGCAAGCATTGATATACGTTTTCATCGTTTCGTCGTGACCGTCGACAACGTTGAATATATCATTATCCATATTAGAGTAAATGTCTAATGCTTGCTGAAGTTCTGTTTCGTACTTTTTCTTTTCAATGGGTCTGATATTAGCGCCAGATATTTCTGGGTTGATCATATGAACATCTGGATTACGCTTGAACTGACTCTGATCAACATCAAAGCTTACCTTAGCGTCAGCCAAAGTTTTACCAACATATCTCGAGTGCACGACAACGCCAAGGTTTGCCACTTCAGCGCTGCGTATTTGTTCAGGGGTATCTGTTGTATATGTAATTGTATTAGGTGTGAAGCTGAAAGAACCGTCTTTGTTTTTGACGAGATCCTCTTTGGTGTACATCAGGTCTCCCTGGAAAACACCACCGCCATTAGGCATTATTTTCGGTAGCTCTTTCAAAGCTTGTTTCAATTTAGCTACGAGACCAGGCGCATGTCCGTGGTTCTCTTCAATGTCTCTTTCATTGTAATTTAGCTTTGGATTCTTATTGAATGCTGATTTGGAAGCAACAAAGAACTTACCGTTCTCTGGATTAATACCGAATACAATCGAAGGGGCGCCATCATACTTGGTTGTGATTCTAGTTTGTTGACCAAAGCTTTTTCTTGGTTTGCCTTCCAATATAGCAAGAACGTCAGCTAGCGTTTCAGAGGCATGCGCAACGCCTTCATGACCGCCATGAATCATATGATCTTCAAGGTGTTCTAAATGCTTTAGCTTTTCTATGTCAAGCGATTCTATTAAGTATGTTTTAAATGATAGCATTATATTCCTACTTTGACCTTGCTGCTAACGCTTTCAAAAATTCAATATCGTCCAAATCATCTGGCGACTTGACTAATGTGTTTTTAACAGCTTGAATAGCGGTGGAGAATCTATAATTATATATCGGATTCGAGCCGCCCCTTTTTAATCTTATTCTTAATCTAAGTTGTAAATCAAACTCAGGAACTCCTAAACCAGCTGGGTCTTTGCCCATGTAATACAACCCCATACCACCAATTTGAATATAATATGTTGATTTAGAATTATAATAATTAGCAACAGCTGTTTTAGGGATATTGACGAACTTATCCGTAAAGTTTTTATAATCGTGATCTACGTCTTCTTTTTTATATTTTGCAAAAGGCACTGTAAACTTTCTTGGCGCTCCTTTTGGTCCCCACTCTTTTTGTACAATTTTCAAAACGCCAATGCCCGTCAAAAACTCGCGCATTTGTATCGCTGAAGCTGTAGAAGCACCCCCAAGTTTCCACTTCTTTTTTTCTACATCATAATCAAGACTACCCTGACCGAAGTCAACATTCAAATCGAGTTTGACTTCAACTTTATAATCGACGCCTTTGAAACGTAGTTCTGCATCTGGAGCGTTAGAATCAGAACCAGCTGGTTGAAAACTTTGATCCTGAACTTTATACTTCTTTAAATTTTTATTTAAAGTTGCTTCGTATAAAATGCCTTTGTTTTCGCTCATAATCACTCCTTTTATTACTATTTATAAACAAAAAAAGGGAGACAGTCCCTTACGACCGTCTCCCTGACTCCCAAGCAAATATGGTCGGGTGGAACCCCACCAATACTCCCGACTGTTCCTTCCTATAAAGCTAGAACTTGCCTCTTTGTGCTGCAGACACAATACACATTTGCTATTGCATTTATTTATACGGAGAGTAGTAGTTTTTCTACACTATTCAGAAAAAAATTTGGCGTGAAACCATCAAAACCGCCACCAAGGTTCAAGTGACGCATAAACGCCCTGGCTTCAAGAAACTT